GGGTTGATATGAGTGCTACCTAAATCAGAGCCTTCTGGTATATTTTGTGTAGAAAATAATCCTAACCCTTCTATATCACTTTCACCAATAGTTAATTCATCAGGTAGAGGTTTATAATAAAATCTATCGTATCTAAGCTTTGCCACGCGCCCGCCTTATTGCTTCTTTACCGCGTTTTGCTATTTTAGCTTGTTCTGTTTTACCAGCTACCTTAGCACGTTGCTCAACAACGGTAAGTATCTGTATTTTACGTGCAAAAGATTTACCGCTATTTTTAACACGTTTTACTGTGTCTCGTGCATCCTGCACAGTAGCGTATTTTATTGGGACTGTATCTTTAGGATTTTCGTCTGTGTACAGTCTACGACTACTACCCTTAGGTTTTTTGCCTGTTCCTACTTTAGGGTCTTTTTTCATTACCTACCCCTACGCTTACCGCCCTTGGACTTTTTAGCGTAATTAGGATCTTTACAGTATTTTGATGCGGCTAGATTCGCATATGCTGACGGGTACGTATCAAAAGTGCGTTTTGCCCAAGCTTTACCTTCAGGACAAATCTTTCCTTTGCTTTTAGCTTTTTTCTTGCCGCCTTTTGCGGCCTTTTGACGGGCCATTGCAAATCTGTCGGTATATCCCATAGGTTGCATGTAGGTTACCCCCGGAAGGCTTGACGCGAGTTTAAAGTGTTTACGTATAAGAGTCAAGCCCCCCGAAGGGGGCTATCATCATCAAGTTCCAGTAGATACCGTCGCTGATTCTACGGGGTTAACAGAAACATCTGCTATGATTGCGTGTACACGGAAACGCAAAGCAGTAGTTCCTGAAGATCCAGAATCAAGAACGGTGACTTGGATTGCGTCAGCAGAAGTAACCATGTTAACGCCAGCGGCTTTCAGATTAAACTGAATTATAGCGGCGGCGTTAGAGGCACCTCCATCAACAAGTGAATCTACATCCGTAGAGACACCTACATCCAAAGTAACGTTCGCGTTTCCAGACGCTTCCAAGACTTCCAGTGCACCACCGATAACGACGGTGTCAGCAGGTAAGTCGATTAGTTTTACCACATCGTCACCAGCTAGTGATGTGTTATCCACAGCATCATAAACTGGTGAAGTGATAACGTAAGGGCGTTGTACAACACCGGGATGACCAACAGTGCCACCCCCGGTAACGGTACGATCATAAGTAGCCATTAATCATCTCCCATTATGCAAAGTCGATAACGCCACGGACGATAGCCTCTGGACGTAATACTTTACGACCAAACACATGAAGTCCACGAACAATATCGCTAAAGCTTTCAGTTGAACGAACTACCTCTGTCTTTGCAATGTGTGAAGCTGTAGAAGTTGAGGACATATGTCCAGCAAGAACGACGTTTTCACTACCATCTGTAGCCAGTGTAGCTGTGGCATCAGTCAATACAATTTGATCTGTGCCGCCTGTAGAGTTAAGTGCAGTTGTCTTGTAACAAGCAAATCCAGCAATGTTACCCTGCATAACCAGTCCGTTACGCAGTGGTGATGTTGCGTCACCCGTTACTTGTACTTCTGCAAATTTAGCTCCAGCACCAAACAGATTCTCGTAGAAAGCTGGGTTGGCTACAAACCAACGGTTTTCTTCTGGAATTGATTGATCATCCAACGCACGAGCCATAGCAAGCATCAGATTGATTGCATTGTCACCGCTGTTACCCGCAACGTTGATTGGAGCATTTGCTGTTCCAAGGTTGGTGGCATCTGTAGTGGTCAATGCAGATGGTGCTGTTGATCCTGTTGATAGTGAGCCAGCAATACCAGCCCCATCAGACATAGCTTGTAGAACATTAAAGTCATACTTACGCTTCAATGCAAACGCACCAGAAGATGTAGCAAGAGCTTCAAAGTTGATGTGGCTCTGACGCTCTTCAATGTCATCAATCTTAAATGCAAAAGCATTTGCTTGATCTACAACCATTGTGATCTGATCATCAGCAAGGTCTTGTGGGTTTACCACAGCACCCCTAGTGTATGCTGATACAGTGAGCACAGGCTCTTTAATTATACGAACTGTGTCTCCAAAGTTTTCAATTTCACCAGCGTAATCAGTGTTGGTGATATCTTCCACGACAGAGGCACGACGGAAAAACTTCAGTACTTTCTGAGAATAAATTTCTGGTAGAAAGTTGCCTGAAGGTAAGTTGCCGTAACCGGCGGCTGTACCTATAGCCATTGTATACTTCCTCGTTTGAGATAGTTATTTATGAACTCGCGTCTATGCGACCTTCTTTGCGGGCATCGTCTAACTCACTTTCTAACTTGTCAAATTCCCACGGTTTTAACTTAGCAATTTCAGATGCTTTCCATGTTTTTTTGGTAGATGCTGTTTCATTAACAATGTCTTTTGCTTTTGTTTTTGTAACAGCACGGGCGGCATCTGCATTATTAGAGTTAGTTCTACGTTTACCAATATTCATGTCAGCTTTGTACAAATCTAAAACACGAGTGGCCCATCTTACGTCTGAGTTATTTTTGTAAATACCATCAGATATCGTTTCAGGTTGATCGTCTAACCAAGACAAAAACCTCTCATCTTCTTTAAGCTGTGGAAAATCAGGATGTGCATTGAGAAGTTCTTGGTACGCAGTTTGTACCTTTATCTTTTCTTCTCTTTCTTTTAAAACCTGCACTTCAGACTTTAAATCTTGTAAACGAGTATCTGCCTGTATTGTAGAAATAGTTTCTACCACCTTGTAGATATCGGGATATTTTTCTTGAAACTCCCGTAACTCTTCTGGCGTTGTCGGCAAATCAGTTTGCGGAACACCTTCTCTGGCACCCACTTGTTGTGCCGCAGATAACTGTTCTCTTTCCTGTTTCCACTCGTCAAGTTTAGAATCATAATGTTTTTTTAAATCATCGTATCGTTTTTTATAATCGATACTAGACTCTTGTGTAGGTTCTGCAAAAGCTGTGACAGATTGGTCTTCAGGAGTAGCGTCGGCTTTTACCTCAGGGTCCTGATTCTCTTCTTCTGTTGTGCTTTCTTCATCCTCTTGATACACTTCCTCGCGGTATTTACCACGGTACAAGTTTGCATCATTCACAGTTCCAAAACTGTCATTAGGTTTATTGGCGCGGTGCCCTTTTTGTTTTGCCATTTTATTCTCCTATCTCGCGGGGCCTCATGGCTGAGGGTAGCCGTAGGTTACGGTGCCAGCGGGATTGCTGGGTGGCCGTTAAAAGTTGTAGTTGAGATCAATTATCAGTTGGTGATACTGTGCTCAACATTAAATTAATTTGTGTACCATCTTCTCTTTTTAATTTTGGGGTAGCTTTTCCAGCAATAAACAGATTCATAATTTCTTCAACTTTATCCACAAACTCATCTTCATCTTTATAGAGTTTACGTAAAGCTCCACCATACTGATTATTGTTTAAATCAATTTTTGCTTCAATTTGTGCTTCTTTTGGTACACCTTTTGCCTCTATTACAGAGGTTTCTTTGTAATCCGCAAATCCACGAGCCGTATCGCTTAGAACTTGTTGGAACCTATTTTGATCAGGGTCACCTGAATATAAGCCCCCTAACAGTATGTGCCGCATAGTGTCTTCAATATTATCTTCAGCTTTGTTAGCTTCTGCGTAGTCTCTAGCGTAAGTAAGAGCTTTTGCGGCATCATCTCTTTTGCCAAGCACACTAGCTCCAATGTTCTCAAGAAAATTCATGTAGTTTGTTCTACTGTCCCCGGTATTGTAGCTTTTAAATGCTTTTAGAGGTAAGACTCTGCGGGGAGCCTTTCCTCCTTCAGACATAGTCATACCTTCTGAAGGATTTTGTGGAGACTGATCTAATGCTTCAGCTTCTGGACTTTGACCGTTTTCTTGAACACGTTTTTCTGTTTCTTTTAAACCGCGTCTATTTATCTTTTCTAGACGATCATATCCAATTATTTGAGCTACTTGTGGTGGAATAATTACCTCGCCCTTTGAGACGAGTAAAGAAACTTGCGTATCAAGTTCTATTTTATCTAAGTTCTGTGCCTTGTCAACTCCCTGCGTTTTTAACTCTTGGAGAGCATTTAGAATCATCTTTTTAACATCTGCGCTACCCATGTATTCAACAGCGGCGGCATTTAATACAAACGTGCCATCCTCAACTTCCATAGGAACATCGTCTGCTACTGTTTCAGCTTCAGTCATGGTTTCTGGGGGACCGCCAACAAAACCTGTAGGAGTAGTAATGTTTTCTTGTGGAGAAGAGTCGTCTAAATTAGGTACTATTCCTCCCTCTGCAAAAGTAAAAGCAGAAAATGGGTTTACAGCACTAACTGCATCGGCGGCATAAGGTGAAACAACGTTGTATAAGGGATTAGATAAATCTCCTATTAAACTAGCTAATAAACCAGACCTACGAACTTGTGATTGAGGTCTAGGTTGCGCACGTCGAGTTAACATCTGCTCGGGCTTATCCTCAAATCCCACACGGTCTCGTGCTTCTGCAAACATTTGTTCTTCTTCTTCAGGTGTCATGGCGTACTGTGTGTCAATAGCCCCTGAAAAAGCTTTAGCTTCACCAAATTGTCGTTGTCCCAATCCTGTTTTTGTTAGTTCTCGTGAACTATAGCGGTCGACTACAGCACCCCCGGGTGCAACTAATCCGATTACATTTCCTATCAAATCAGTAAGTTCATAGTCTTCTGTGATTTCTCCGATATATTTATTTGTTGGGTCAATTGTGTAGTTTCGTAATGAAGAGTGTCCATAACGAGAAGCAATCCCATCAATCATAATTTCAGCTTTTCTTTGAAGTGTTTGTCCAAATCCTTTTGGAGGTTCAGGAATTAAATCTCTTAGTTGATTTGCTAAATCCTCAGACCCAATCGCACCAGCAAAAAACGCGGCATCTCCAGTTCCGTATCTGCCGCCACGGGGATCAAATCCTCGTATTTCACGATCTCGGTTTATGACTGTAAACTGCCCCTTGTCTAAAAGATTACTTATCTTTTCAAATTCACTAGTAGCCTGATCTAGTTCATCCATCTGTTTATCGGCAAATGAAGCGTAGTTAAAGTCTTCATCAAAATCTCCAGCAGAGCCTCCTCCTTGACCCCCAAAGGTAGAAGTGCTTCCAACATCCCCCTCATCAAAATCAGAAAAACTAGGGCTTACACCGTAGGCTTCTGATTCATAATCAGAATT